TTCCTCACGAATATTTTTCATATCTTTAAGAACTTCACCATTAATTTCTCCATCGTTTGGATGATATATAAGTTGGTATGCTTTATGTTTAACATATCCAAAAAATTTAGATGGAAAATTTAATTTGTCTTCAATACTTTCCCAACTATTTCTCACATATAGGTCATAAATTGGTTCTTCTTTATGTGGATAAGATAGAATACGATCTCTTACTGTTTCGCCGACTAATACATCAGTTTTATCTTCTTTAGCTTCTTGACAATCATTTTCAATACCATCATCAAGACTTGAATAAGTGTTGACAATTTTTTTAACTTTTTTAGGTAAAATATTATTGTGTAAATCATATGAAGTTAGATAATAATCACTACATAACATTTGTTCCACAGTTTTGTAATCTATAAGATCATCAAGGGTCATTTCTTTATAAAAGTCCATTGCTAAATAAATTTTATTATTTTTAGGTGTTCTAACACGATGGATCATTTGACAGAATTCTTGAGATCCAAGAGAATTAGAACATCCATATGCATAAATATTATCAAAATAGTTAGGCACATCAAAAGATACACCCATACATACACTTGGAGTATATATTACTACATCATATGTGTTCCATTCTTCATTTACTTTAAGAAGTTTTATTAATTTTTCTTCATCAGAAGTTTCTTTATGAATTAACAGTACTTTTTTTTCTGGAAAATCACGATTAATTTTAGTTGTTAAATCTTTTGCTTTACTATTTGAAGCCATCGGAATAACTAATTTTTTGTTAATTTCAATATCATTCATTATAATGTTTAACCATGCCTCATATGACATATATTCAATTGTATAGTCCGAATATGGTTTAAATTGATTGACAATCAAATTTAGTTTCTCTGATTTATGATTTGCTTCTCTAATTTTTGTATAGTAATTAATACATCTATCTGATAAATCTGCATCCATTATATATAAATGGTCTGCATCATCAGCTCTCATTTCTAAAGTGCTAACAATAATACCAGCTTTAGAATTACGACTAAAATGAGATGAAGTAATATATCTTGCGAGACTTTCACATTCATCAATAATAACATAATCATATTTATCACGATCAAGACGAGTAATTGAGTCAATTTGACATATAATTCGTTTAGCGGTAATATATGGATCAGTAATTTCGGAATATAGTTTAAATCCAAATTCTTCAAGATCATTTTTTAATTTGATACCAAAAGTTCGTCTACTAGAAATAAACAACATACTTGTATCTTTGGTAATTACATTTTTACTTTTGAATAATGCTTCTAAAAGATTAGATGTTTTACCAGTTCCTTTTTCAGATTGAATAGCGAGAAGACCGGAACCGATATATGGTTCAAATATTTCTGGATTTAGTTTTTTTTGATTTAAAATAATTGCTTTATCCATATATTTTTTATCAATAATAATTTCTCTTTCTATATAATCAGATACGATTGAGTCGACTGATTTTTTAGAATTTTTATAAATATTAATGATACCTTCATCTTTACACCATTTAATTAATGTTCCTAATCCTATATTATTTTTATGTGTATTTGTAATCTTAAATGAATTCCATTTTGTTATCATATTTGTCTCTTTATATTTTTCTGATTGTTGAGACCATCTATTCCATAAATCATAATAATCTATATCTTTTGATGAAATATTACATAATATCATACCAATTTTAGTCCATAGATCATAATCATCATAATAATTTGCTGGTAATTGAAATAATATTTCTTCAATATTAATATTATCAGCAGATTTTGCTTTATCATTATAATCAATAATATGAGATGGTTTTAAGATTGATTTATTTGCTACATTACTAACATCAATCAATTTAACTTTAGAATCAACATTAGTGATAAGGGTAGATAACCAGAATTTTTTAAGTGTATCGACATCATCACAATCTTTAATAGTTGCTGTAGTATATTTGCTATCAATTTGAAATTCAATTGGACTTAAAATAGCATTACGCCCCATTTTTGAGTTGAAACATAATCTGAAACAAGTTAATTTATAGATAGCTTTATCACAATGTGCCATATTATATTCAACAGACAGTCTATTGAAAAAATCTTTACAAACTAAATAATTTTCAAATGCCAATCCTCTAAAAATAATATGAAATGATATCTTATCAGGATTTTCTATTTTTTGAATGACTTCATCGTTCTGTAAAACTACAATGTCATCATATGAATATTGATGATTGTAATATTTTTTTGCACCCGATTTAACATTCATTATAATGTTTTTGATTAATGGTCTATAGTCATAATCTGATTTGACTTTCATATCTATGTCTAAACTAAACAATAATTTACATTTATCAGACCAAAATTCATAAAAATGAGATACTTTATTTTGTTTTATAATATGGAACACATCAGTTGGTTTCATTACATGAAAATATTTTGCTCCTGCTCTATTTATGTCTTCTTGAAATAGTCGGAGATTGTTCGCACCATTTGCCGAACACTTTTTAAAATAGTTGAGAGCATCTGATTTTTTTAAAAACTTCATTATATATATTATTATTATCAATGTCTTTAACTTATTAATATTTAAAATATCAATTTTTTATGACATTAATAGCATCTATTCATGGTCTCATTATTATATATAAATTATATATACATATAATAATAAAAAAAATTGATTAAAAAAGTCATATAAAAACCATATAATAGTAAATATATATAATAGTGAAAATGAATATGCTTGATTTAGGAGCAGCGGATCTTGCTGAAGAAGATAAATATTTAATAAATGAAATAGACTCAAACAAAATAGTTTATAATTTACCATGGATTGAGAAATACAGACCAGAAACATTTGAAGATATTGTTAGTCATAATGATATATTAAATGCATTAAATAAATTAATACATAATAAGAGTTTTCCACATTTAATATTTTACGGACCACCGGGTACTGGTAAAACGACTACAATTTTAGCTTGTGCCAAAAAAATGTATGGATTACAAAATTATAAAAATATGATATTGGAATTAAATGGTAGTGATGATAGAGGTATTAATGTTGTTAGAGAACAAATAAAAGATTTTTCTGTTTCTAAACAATTTATTGGCAATTTATCTAATGATAATTTACATAATACTATTAAATTAGTCATCTTAGATGAAGCCGACTCAATGACATATGATGCACAATTTGCTTTAAGACGAGTAATCGAAAACTATACATATAATACACGATTTTGTTTAATTTGTAATTATGGAACAAAAATTATTGATGCTCTAAAATCAAGATGTGTAATTTTTAGATTTTCGCCAATTCCCAAACAAGTACATTTCGAAAAAATAAAATTTATTTGTAATAAAGAAACTGTAAATATTACAGATGATGCTTTAGACATAATAATTAAATTATCTGAGGGAGATATGAGAAGATCAATTAATTTAATTCAAGCAATTAATACTGTTTTTGATAAAAATACTGAATATACAATTTGTCCTAACGATGTTTTGAAACAAATCGGTTATCCATTATTAGAAGATAAAAATAAAATTATAGATGTAATTTTAAATAAAAAAATTTCATTAATGGAAACAATTAAACAAATTAATATATTTAAATTACAATTTGGTTTAACTACTGCTGATATCTTGAGAGATGTATCTGAAATTATTATAAATAAAATTACACCAAATAATATGATTTCATATTATAAAATTTTAGATAAATTAGGTGATGTTGAAGTCTATATGAGTATCTCATATAATGATACAGTACTTTTGGGTAGTATTATTTCTATCATTAAAAATAATATTTAATTATTTTATTATCTAAATATCATTTATATCTATATCTTGATCTAATAATTCTCTTCTTAAATTTTCATATTCATCTTCTTCATCATGTTTCCATATGTCGTTTTCTCTTAAATTTTCTCTTAACTTTTCTCTTAACTTTTCTCTATCTTTTTCAAATTGACGATTTACAGATATTGTTAAATTTTCATCTAAAACATCGTCATATAATAATTCTGATAATTTATGATTTACTGGAATATATTCTTCTGTTGTTGTTTCTTCAACATCATCAGAAACATCAGCATCATAATCACAACAAGCATCATTAATTTTGATTAATATTTTTGCTAATATTGTTTCATTAAATTTAGAATTAATTACTGATGTAAAATTATTGTATTCAATTAAATCATTATAATCATATTCAAATGCCTTAATATTTATTTCGTTTATTACATTCATCTGAAATTCACTTGGATTATTATTTTCAGCTGATAAGAAGAATATATCTGATTTATCTATTGGTAATTTTAATTTAAATTCCCATTTTTCTGGACCAATATATGATACAAATCTTAGAATACTATCTTCCTTATAATATTTAAAATCCTCTAGATAAATATCTAAATTCCTATTAACCCAATTGACCAATATAAATTCTATCATATTCGTCTTTGTCTCAATCTTATTAAACATTATTTGTGACATTTATATGATTATTATTATAATATTGATATTGTTTAAACTAAATAATATCAATTTTTTTATGTTCTTTTTACTTATCCACGATATACAAAACTTTTTAGATATTCAAACATTCCTGACGACTGATTTACATTATTTAATGTTGTTGCATCTGATCCAGTTGAAGCCATGACTTCACTCTCTCTGAAATCTAATAGTGGAGGTGGAGGTAAATTTTCTTCTGTTGAAATATCATATGTTGTTTCATCTGATGGCTCACTAATACTTGACTGTAATACATCTTGTTCTTCTTTAGATGCTTCAACTTCATTAGATACTTCAACTTCTTTAGATACTTCTTCAGTTAATACATTATTATTGACTGTGTCTTTATTTTCCATATTAAGATCTTGATCTTGTTCTTGATCTTGTGATAGTGATTGTAGTACCAGATTTCTCAACTTAAATAAATTAGTTAAATTATATTTTTTATTATCCTCTTCACTACTATCTTCCATTAATTTCATTAGTTCTAAATATGTACTATTTTTTTGTCTATATTCATTTGACTCTATTAGAGGAGGCATTGAGTCATCTGATGAAGTATCATCATCTATAATAATATGATTCATTAAATTATCCAATATTTTATGATTTTCTTTATTGGACTCAGAGCCAAATTGAAAATTACCATTAATATTTTCATCTGAAGAATAATTAACGGATGAATTACTGTCTAGTTCTAATAAACTTTCATCTGTTCCAGATTCAGTTTCAGTGTCAGTTTCAGATTCTGTTTCATTGGCGATAATTTTGATGCATTCTTTAGCAAATGTGCTTTTTAGAGATAATACATCATTTTTCCATCCGAGTGCCTCTCTAACAAATTTATATTCTTTTGCTGCCAATGTTTTATATAAAACTTCTGAAGCAGTTGGTTTTTCATTTTTCTCACTTTCCAGAGCTAATTGTTCTCCAAATAATAGCATTTTTACAAGACTTGCAGAATAGCCAGAAATTTGAATTACACCTCTAACACTATCATCTACTGGACTTCCAGTCACATCACTTCTTAAATTCCAGAAAACGATTGTTGGAAGTTCAGTTGTATTTTCTAATAAACCATACCATGCTCTCCATTTTTTACAAATAGTTTCATACATTGACTCGACTCCAGACAAAGTTTTTTGTTGTGAAACTCTAGAAGAATAATCAGTATATGAATGGCCGATTGCTTCATTAATCTGCATGTCAGATAAACAAATTACTCGCTTAGTTGCTTTTCGAATGTCGCGTCCATTTCTTTGCATCAACATATCAAATGCTGACACAAAATTAGTTGCACCACCCCATTCTGCTCTACTGGTTCTTTCTACCATTGCAGGAAATGTTTTACAATCATCTAGAGATACAAATGTTGGATTAGTATCAAATGTAATGAACGATAGTTCTGCATCTGGATTTTTCTTCTTCTTTAAACTTGTAAATAAAAGTCCAAGTCCGATTGCTGCATTCATTGGACTTCCAGCCATTGAGCCAGATACATCAACCATCACTTCATCATGTTCTACTGAGAAATTAATAGATTTATTAGATGCAGATAACTCTTTATTAGCATCTTTTTCAGCTTCTTCTAATTGTGTCCATACATAATCCACATATGAATTAAATTGACGATGAGCTAAAGCCATTGTATAAAGACTATTATCTAGTAAATCTTGTAATGTTTGATCTTCAAATGATTTAGTATTTCTTTTATTACATTCTTTCAAAGTATTTTCGACAAGTTTATCTAAAGCGATTTGAGATCCATTTACTTTGCCAGATGTTAAAAACTCAATATAATGTTCTTTACATTGGAGACGATCGGCTAGACATTCTAGAGAAGTATTTCTAGCATTATACATTTCATCGGTCATCTGACAGTGTTTTTGGAAGTATTTAAGTTGCCTATCATTTAGAGACAAGTCAAAAGCATGTTTATATCTATCTAGAGCGATTGATGGGACATGTGAAAATTCAATATCAGCCCAAGTTCTACCACACATTTTAATTTCAGTCACATCAATTTTTTGAGAGAGTGAAACAATCAAATGACGATATTTTTCTGATGTATTGCCTTTTAGCTCATCTAAACAACTAAAAAATACATTATTCATAACACATGAAGCGACACCGTTCATTTGATATCTATTTTTTAGAGCGATATTAACTTCTTTATACAGTTGTTTATCTTGACGAGGCATCCATTTAGCGAGTAGAGAAACATTTTTATTTTCTTTCATTGCTTTATAATCATTGGTAAGTTGTTCGCCCATAAAACTAAACATTTCATTCACCATTCCAAAAGATATATTACCTCGACGAATTAGATTAAAATAATCTTTACCATAGCCAAAATGAAGAACCAATTTAACTAATAGTTTAGATGATTTAGGGAAAGTGACACATAGATTTTCAAAAAAATAGTAAAATAGGTCGCGTTCTCCTTTACCACCACGACAATTTCTAGTCATGAAACAGAGAACAATTAGATTAGTAAATTTAGACAAAAAATTATTTTCATGTTCTTTAATGTCGGTAATAACATTGTCAAATAATTCTTGAAAGTCGGATTCAGGAAGTTTTCTAATTAGTCGATTGAATAAAAGGAGTGTTTTATCATTAATCGCATTAGGTGAGTATTCGATGGTTCCGTTTTCGCCGAATTGCATATTTATACAGTATTTAAATATAATATGTTTTTAAATCTTAATCACATTAAACAAGAAATAAACATATTTAAATACTAAATAATAGTATATAGTATATTATACAAAATGACCGATATGGCAGCAAACACTGATTCCGCCCAAAGAAATTCTGGATTTCGTTTTAACAAATATTCATATATCGTTAAAGATTTTACACCATCACAAAATGCAGCTTATCCCTATGAAGTAAAAAATGACAAGGTGTATGTTAATCTTACAACATATGAAGAACGAATGTCTTTTTTTACAGAATTAAAAGAAAAGAATGTCCGAGCTCGTGAAACTCTGTATGAATATTTTGTTCCAGCATCACTCCAATTTGCAGGAGAACAAGTATCATTTCAAAGTTTGGTTAAATATCTTCAAACACTTGTTGCATCGAATGATAGCACTAAAAATCTCAAAAGATGTTTCAAAGTAGTAAATGATAATCTGAATTTCAAAGTAGTTGTAAGTTCGTATGCACTTGCATCAGTTTTGAATGAATCACGAACATTTTATCCATATCGTAAGAGAAATGGAGGACAACGAAATACAAGTCAATCATCAGGTCGTCGTTCAGAACAAGGAACTGTAAGTGTAGGAGATCATGTTAAATATGCATCATCAGAAAATGCGAGTTCATATGTCAAAGCTGTGAAGAATAGAAATCCAAAACAAAGTCAAGCTGAAACTGTTGAGACATCTGAAACTAATGTATAAATAACTTGATAAACAATATTAAATAAAAATAATAGATTATTATTTTTATTTATTTTATGACTAATAAAACTGACTTTCAACAATTATGCTAGTCAAATATTAATTTCTAAAAGTATAATAATATAATGCAGTCAAATAAATGGGGACCCGATGCATGGTCTTTATTTCATACTATGTCATTTAATTATCCATTAGATCCAAAACAATGTGATAAAGACGATTATAAATCTTTTTTTAAAACTTTAACAAATATATTGCCTTGTAATATATGTAGAAAATCATATAGTTTTTTTTATGAAAAGTTTCCAATAGATGATTATTTAGACGATAGAAATGGTGTAGTATTTTGGTTATTCACTCTACATAATATTGTAAATTTAAAACTGGGTAAGCAAGTAGTTGATTTCAAAAATGTAGTTCTAAAATATGAAAATTTGAGGGCACGATGTGGTAATATAGATACAACTAATAAAAAAAAATTAGAGGAATGTCAGAAACCTTTAGAATGGAATATTGAAATGGAATATTTTGTTGATGAAACTATGAAAAAATATAATAATATTACTACCAAAAAAATTTCAGACCTTCTGAAAAATAATCCTGATAGAGAAGAAATCAAAAATATTATCAAAAATACTAATAAATCAAATTAATATTTTTAAAAATATTTATATAAATATAATGTAGATATATAAATATAGAATTAATGACTGATTATTTAAAAAATTTAGATGAAAAAATAAAAGAAAAAGGATTAAGAAACTTTTGTGTATTTCCAGATCTAAAAACATTTAAAATTATTAAGAAAAATCAAGATCAAATGGTTAA